GACAAACTAAATCAGTATGGATACCAAATTTCGCAACGAGATTATTCGCCTGAAAAATGCTAGGGAGATTTACCAGTCCGATTATGTGGCGAGTATTGAGGCATTCGAGGAAAAGATTGAGCGCCTCGATGCCCAGATTGACCGTAGCGATTCGGAGGTGAAGAGGGAAATTCTCGAGAGGCACAAGAACATGTACATCAAAGAAATCGAGAAGCTGGATACAACCATAGAAAAAACTACAAAATTCATTGATGACAAGGTTGCAGCGTTGGAATCCAAGTTGGGTGAGATTGATAAGGAGAAGAAGTCGTTTGATTACAACATCGAAAAACTCAAGGGTGCGATTCAGAGGCGAAACACAGGTGAGATTTTCGATATGTTCGAGAATGTAATGAACGCACTCAACGTTCTGCGCGAAGAGGGCGGTTCTTCATGTACTCCCTGACCGTCTTGAGAAATTCACGGTCGCGCTTGACCTTGGGGTCAGCAGAAATGACGATGTAAGTCAATTTGTTTGGGAGTTTGGGTTTGTTCCCCCTCGGCTTGGGGGTCGGCTTGAGTGCCTTCTTGGCGTTCTGAATCTGCCTGGCAGTCGGCATTTACTATAGGTGAGGAAAATTTAAACTTGTCGAAGAAGTGAACTGTGTTTCGGAAGTTGTGATACACAATCATACACAAGGCATCAGCGATGTCATGTTTTCTCTCATAGGGAATGTCTCCATCGATATATTTTTCAGCGATGGAGACAGTTCTCTCTTTCCTCTGGTCATAGTTGAGGTGTCTCATACCAAAGTGTGTGTGCATACTCACGGGCGAAACGAGAGTAACTTTGTCTTTGAACATGTAGTGCAAAAGTATCTCGACGTTTGTGAAACCCCCAGGTGGTTGCCTCTCTATGAGGATTTTTTCAGCTACATCGAAGAGGTCACGATGGTCTTCAACAAATAGAGGTACTAAATCCACCATATCATTTGAGTATACATATTTGTATTCTGCGAGACTCGCCTTTTTTACGCATTCCACCTCAATTTTTGGTCCCGCTCTCGAATCAGCCAGTACCAACCCCATGTTATGGTACCCAATATCTATGGCGAGTATCTTCATGACTTTATCTGAATAAAAGTCTTTAACTATAACATATGAAGAACAAGACAAAGACCCAATTGACGTGGACAGCTATCGCTATTCTTTTTGTCATAATCGGGTACATGTGGTACAATCCTCAAGTTGTCGAGGTTCCTGTGGAAGTTCCCGTCCCCATGGTACCTCCACGCCTGGAACGTTCCCAAGAGCGTCGTCGCGCACCCGAGTTTAGGGACCCTCCCATCAAGCAGTACAAGCCTGGTCGTATGCAGCAGATGGGACTCCTGGTTGGTGAGGGTGAGGAACCTCTCCCTCTCTACGGGAAGGAGGTTCGTGGACGTCGTGACAGGTACCACTACTACACCACGACTGGTGGTGAAAACCTGTACCCTGTTCCAGTAAGTCTCGATTCTCGGGACTGCATGGATGACATTGGGTGCCAGGAGCTTTACGGAAATGAATCGGTTTCGGTGACTGGCAAAACAGGTTCATTCGACGTAAAGATGTATCGAACGGATGATTTTTTCTAATTATTCGGATTCGGACTCAGATTTCATACGTTTTTGTACATCGTTTACAAGTGTTGCACTTTGACTAGAAGAGCAACAGCATGAAACGGCACACGCTACTAATAGTGGGGGTGATTTCATTGGCATTTTCATGATGAGCATTATACCGAGAATAGAACAAAGTAGAGATGCAACCGTTATTCCAAGTTGTGTGTTACCCATGGGTTCTCCAGAAGTTTTGAATAAACCTCCAATCATTTACTAGTTACCTAGATAATAAATGCTGTCGTAACACGTCGTACTCTCTTAGTGACAGACTGGCACTCTCAGATACTTTTGACTTGAGTTGAATAAGTTCCCGAATTGTGGAATCATCCAAGTGTCTGAAAAAGTCCAACTTGGAGTGCATGTCGTCGAGTTGACTCGACTCCTTATTACCCTGAACGTACGGCCATGTGTGTCTTCTCAGTGATGCAACTTCAGTCTCGAGTTGTTTAATCCTAGGAAGTAGCACTCGGTGAATGAGCACCTTTAGTTCATGGACATCACCCATACTTGGAGATTCGTCCCATATCTTTAATTTCTCAGATACTAATAAATGCAGTACAGAGACCTCAAAAATAAGGCGAAGAGGATGGGTCTCCGTGTCACCAAGAATGTTGACGGGAAGCGTGTTAAGCTTACAGCGAGGGAACTTCGCGCCAAAATTACGATGAACTTTGAGAATAGTGTTCGAAATGCTCAGAAGGTGATTCGTATGTGCCAGAGTGTCGTACCAGCGGCCACCACTGCGAGGGTATCTGGTGTTCCACCACCCCCACCTCCACCTCCCATGGCTCCAAAGAAGCCGGTGCTAAACAACAAGCGCATGAAACTCATGGCCGAACTTAAGAACACTCTGAAAAAGAAGGGGTTGTCCAAGTAATCACTCCTTCCTCACACGAATCCGATTAAACGACACACATCTTTCGGTGTGTGGTCCTGTATAAGACTTCTTAACTCCACCCTGTTCTAATGAAGAATTAGGATCTACGCTTATAGTGACATCCTCTCGACTATCGTTTGAATAAGTATCTACAGTAAATCCCTCTGGTATCACAATGGATTTGAGTGGGATTTCATACCCCGCCTCCGCTTCTACAAAATCAGGTGTTCCACCAAATTCAACTTTATTTTCACCTTTGTAGTCACATTCTAAATAGGCAACTACTGTATTTCCAAAAACTGGTTTATCGTGGTCATTGTTGGTACTACCAGTGCCATCGCCCTCTTCACCACCCATCATTAGGGCAGCCATGGCAGATGAGAAACTACACATCATTAGTCCACCCATAACAATAAAGGGCATCATTTGAGACATGTTATTATTATGTACACATATATTAAAATGGCAGGTATTGCTGTCGGTCTCCTTGCACTTTGCTGTTGTTCCTCTTCAGCTGGGGCTGGTGGCTTCTTTGGTGGTCTCATCCCAGGAACAGAACCCCATTTTTTGAAGGTCACGAAAGCCAGGGAAATGAAGGAAATTGTTACAGAACTGAAAAATTTTACTAACGACCATGAAACTCAAATCAAGACTAGATTTCCTAATGCGGAACCAGACATGTCTAATTTAAGTGCCGAAGATAGGGCTGAATACATAACGATGGCGAAAGAAAAATTATCTAGTTTGAGAAATGGGGAGATTTGTGTGAAAGTGAAAGATAATACAGATGAAAATGGTAAATTTTTGGGTCAGACAGAATTGAAAGAGTATGGTGATAACGTTTTTACATTAAATGGCACAAAAGGCAAAAACAAACTTTTTCGAGAGTATGTTGTTGGCTTTGATGAGGTTGATGATATGGTGAGTGTATGTATAGCGACTGACGAAGAGTTTAATGAACTCGTCAATAGGTAATCACCACACCAAAACGTTTCTTCATAAACTTCCTGACACCCTCAAAGGTTGGAAAACTCCAGAGATACCAACGGGACCAGAAACCAGCCCCGTCGATACCGCTCAACTTCCAATCCTCCTTATCACTTGACGTGACGTCCAACATCATGTCCTGTATCTGTTTGGGTTCCCTCTCAGCTATGGTGCGTTTGGGGACACGTCCACCGTGACGAAGCACGTAGGAACGCATACGTGAAGGATTCTTGTGTTTGGTGTAGTCGGAATACCCACTGGCACCAAAGTCAACAGTCCTGCCGTCTTCTAAGACAGCCCTGAACTTCTTTTTACGATCAGGGCTACGAATAATTTTGACGCGCATACTTACAATTTACAAAGATAATTTACATGCAGCTCTTGCAGTAGCCCTCCTTCTTGGGGAGGAAGAAGAGGCGCTCGGGGCCACGCTTCACACGGTACATGTGGTCGTAGATGTGGAGGAGCGCCACGGTGAGGGCAAGGCTCGAGACGACGACACCGTTCATCTTGCGGGAGGTGTAGGCATAGAGGGCAATGGTCGCGACGAGGATAATCTGAACGATGGTCAGCTTGGGGAGCGCAGGCATGGCGAAGCGCTTCTCGACGGTGTCGACCTCCTCGGTGGGCTCGGGGGTGACGTACTTAGAACGTTGTCCGTAAAAGGGCATTTTTATTATCTACTGAGAAAATAATGTGGCCTCTCATCCTGGTACCATTGGGTTTGGTACTTCATGACTATCTGAAGGCACCCATAGACCGTCTGTACTTTAACAACCCGAGACGTATCCTGATGGGTATGCAAAATGCTTTGGTCGACATACTCAGTGTCGTGTCCACACCTGAACCACCCGGTCTCTGGCTCATTAAGGCACACTATGAGAAGATACGCGACGAATTTCAGAGAGTCTCACCCACTCTGAGACGACATCTCTTCCACGAAGCCGATGTATGGTTCGACAAGAATGATGGGTACTACTTCTACAGGGTTGAAGACTTTCCAGTGCTAAAAAGTCTCATTGACCAGATTCCCTCAATCCACAAAGAGACTGCCATGTTTGCTGTAGCGGAGGGACCCATGGTCATTCCACCACATCGTGCTGAATCAAATTGGCTTCTACGCTATCATCTTACTATAGAGAGTGGGGGTGATTGCACACTCTATACTACGAAGGGGGCACACGAACATCGTGACGGTGAAGATTTCCTCTTTGACCACGCGAAGTATCACGAGGTTGTCAAGAGGGGTCAAGGGAGAAGGGTTGTCCTCATTTTGGATGTCTACAGGTGTTTCTGACAGACTGCGACGTACATGTCACTCCCACCGATGAGCTCGAGTTTGGTGTCCTCAACGATTCTCTTTGTGAATGGACCAGGCTTACCATTGCCACAGCGCATACACAGAGCTGACAGCTTGGTGACTTCACTCGCCAGGGGAATACAATCGAGAATCTGACCCCACTTCCTCTGAAACGCATCGGCATCTAGACCTGCGATGATGACTTCCTTATCCGCATCTAGACAG